AAGTGGTAATTTTGACATTCCATTTGGACCAGTTGACATTGATACGTTTGAGTTGTTTGATATGGAGCAAGATGCTTTAGAGATTACAACACCTAACCTACAATTAATAGGTAATGAGTTCCCAAAACTATCATCTCCAAGATATGCCAATTTAAAGGCTACTTATGAGGCTGGTTACACAACCATACCTAAAGACCTTAAATTAGCCATATTAGACCAAATCTCTTATGACTACGAGAATAGAGGATTAGATGGAGATTCTGGTATTTGTGAGAAGTCTTGGAAAGCGTGTCAAAGATGGACAAGAATATCCCCAATTTTATAATATGAAGTTAGGAAAAGCGAAAGCAAACTATGTTGATGCCAACACGATGACTCGTGAGGTCTTAATCTATGCTCCAACAAGGACAAGCGATGGTCAAGGTGGGTTTACTACCACATTTGCCCTACAAAGCACAGTTTGGGGTGATTTAAGACCAGATAATCAATCTCGTGAGATAGGAGAGTCGGAATTACAATTCGACCAAAGGAACAGGCTTTATATTCGTTTTGGGGTTAACATAAACGATTCGTATGAAGTTGATGTTGAAGGGTCAAGATATACAATACATTCCATTAAGAACGTTGAGAACCAAAATAGGTTCTTGGAGTTAATAATTTACAGATAATGGCATTTACAGTAAACTTAAATGGACTAAAAGACATTCAAGATGCTTTAAAGAATATTGATGTAAAACTAAAGCAAGATGTAGGCGATGAAATTAACGCTTCCGCTTTAAAGATATTAACCGATGCGAAAAGACTTGCTCCTGTAAATTTTGGTCAATTAAGAAATCAAATAGCTTTAGAACCAATTAATGATTTAACTTATGCGGTAGAGGCTAAGGCATCTTATTCTGCTTATGTAGAATTTGGTACTGGTCCTCAAGTAAGCGTTCCACCTGACTTTACATCTTATGCAGCACAATTCAAAGGTAAAAAAGGCGGTAAATTCAAAGACTTTGTAGATGCTTTGACTCTATGGGTTAAGCGTAAAGGTATTGGAGATGGCAAAAATGATAGAGGATTAGCTTATGTTATTGCAAGGAGTATATTGCGAAAAGGTATGCGTCCTCAACCTTTTTTAATACCTTCGTATGAATCAGAGAAGCCAAAATTAATACAAAGACTAAAAAAATTGTTAGATGTTAAATCCTAATATAGAAATAAAGAAATGGTTTTTTACCAACTTGACAAGTGCGAGTGGATTGGTTGTTTACGATGGTTTTGCTCCAGAAGGAGCAGGAGATGAGTATATTGTAATGACAGGTAGAACGTCAACACAAGATCAAGGCAAAGCTGGTTACACAAATAGTATATCAATCACAGTTGATATTATTACAAAAAATGCTAACTTTGGTTATAAACGTGCTGAAGATATAAGCGATTTAATCTTGAATGACATAAACTCCGATACAGTTATAACCTTATCAAATGGGTTTACTGCTTCAAGTTTAAGTATAGAGAGTATTAGAAACTTAGATGGCTTAAACCCTTTGGATAACGTTTTTAGAGTATTAATAACTTATAACATTATAATAACACAAATTTAAAATTAAATAAAATGGCAGAAACAAAAGTAAGCGCAAGAGATTATATTCTTTTAGCTGACATAAACAATGATGGAACATTCAAGCCTGTTGCTTGTTTGACTACCAACTCATTAACATCGACTAATGACACAATTGATGCAACATCTAAGTGTGGTAACGAGTACACTCCAGCACCTTCTTTCTCTCAATCTTTTGAGTGTGAAGGTTTTGCGATTGATGAAACAGGAACTCCAGCTAAAGATAGCTACCAACAATTGTATGCTGCTCACGCTGCTAAGACTTTATTTGCAATCAAGATGGGTAAGGCAGTTCCAGTATCTGGTGATATCACTTATGGTGGTGCTGGTTCTTTAGTGTTTATTAGCGATTTCGGTGTTACTGCTGATGATAAGGATGATGTTAAGTTTACTGCAACTTTTGTAGTAAGTGTACCTCCTATTACACAAACTGAAACTGTATAATAAATAAAAAACTATGTACGAATTAAAGACTGACAACAACACAATCCACCTAAAGTGGGGAACTTGGGCTATGAAAAGGTTTTGCGAATTAGAGAACAAAAATCTAATGCAGCTAATTGAGGTTTTATCAGGAGGGATTTATGACTTAGATACAATCGTTCATATCGTTCAAGCCGCAGCTGAAAGTGGATATAAGAGCCTTAAAAAGCCTATTGACTTTGATGAATTTGATGTGTGCGAATGGATAGATCAAGTAGGTGGCTTATCGGCAAAAGATGGACAATTGGTTGAGTTTATGAAATATATGCAAGACTCAATGACTCCAGAACTAAAGCCAGAGAAAGGCACGGATGAAAAAAAAAATTAGGGTTTTATAGTTGGGACTCAATAATTATTCTCGCTATTGAAGTTGGCTTAACGATTAACGAGTTTTGGCAATTGACGTGGCGAGAATTTTTGTTATATAAAAAGGCTTATGATAATAAACAGGTAAAGGAATGGGAACGTACAAGAATGATTAGTTACTTGATTTATAAAGCTAATACAAGCGATAAAAGTCCTAAGAGTATAAAATCTTTCTTTCCTTTGCCAAGTGATGAAGTTGAAGAGGATAAGCCAAAAATATCACAAGAACAATTGGAAAGGACATTAAAGTTGTATGGAGTAAAATAATAAAATGGCACAAGAAACGTTAAAAATTACGATAACCGCAGACAATCAACAAGCGGTAAAAAATATACAAGAAACAGTTACCGCAACAACAAAGTTAGGTACTGCTTTTAAAACGTTGCCAAGTACAAGCAATCAAGCAACAAATGCTTTAACTAACTTATCAAGGGTTGCACAGGATGCTCCTTATGGATTTATAGGTATTGCAAATAACTTGAATCCATTACTTGAATCATTCCAAAGATTACAAAAAGAGGCTGGTGGTTCAGGTGCTGCTTTAAAAGCAATGGCTGGTGGTTTAATGGGTCCAGCAGGTATTGGATTAGCTTTGGGTGCGGTTTCATCTATAATAGTTGCATTTGGTCCAAAAATAGCAGATTACATAAAAGGAATATCAGAAGCAACAAAAGCAGATGATAAATTTGCTCAAAGTTTAAGTGATGCAAGAGCAGAAGCAAGTGAAACAGGAATAAGATTACAAGCGTATTTGAATATTACACAAAATGCAAGTGCAAGTGATGAAAGAAGGGCAGAGGCATTAAAAGCGGTTAAAAACGAATTAGGTAAAGTAAATAGTGCTTATGCATCAACAATTACAAATGTTGACCAAGCAAAAGCGGCAGTTGATTTATATACACAAGCATTGGTTGCACAAGCTATCACATCAAGATATATTGATGAAATTGCTAATAAAACAATTGCTTTAGCAGATGCAAATAAAAAAATAATTCAAACAGGTAGAGATTATTATAAGTCATTAGAAGTTGCAACTCAAATGTCTAATGGATATTCTGATGCTTCAATTGTTCAAGCAGGTTCAATAAATAGAGCAAAGGAAGCAAATGTTGATGCAAGAAAGGAAGCAATAAATTTAAAGAATGGTATTATTGGTTTAAATACTGAATTATCAAATACAATATCATTAGCATTAAATAATCCTTTCTTTTTATTAGATAAAGGTGCAAAGCAATTAGCAACAACAACAAAAGAGGTAGCTGACAATATACAAAGAATAGGCAAACAAGCAAGACCAATTACACAGGAAATGACTGCTCCTGTATTAATGGAAAGAGGTGCTGCACCTACAATAACTCCTCCAACAGGAAATGCTCCATTAGGTGGTAGAACAAGTGGCTTTAATGCTATTAGCGCAACTCGTGATATAAATGAACAAGCAAAGGCTCAAGCAATTTTAAATATGCAATTGGCACAAACGCAAGAAATTACAAACTTAATTGCACCAGCATTTAATAGTGTAATTGAAGCAATGGCTATGGGAGAAGATATAGGGTTGGCTTTAGAACAAGCATTTAAGCAGATAGTTGTTCAGTTAGTACAAATGATTGCACAGGCTTTATTGTTTAAAGCAATTATGGCTGGAATATCAGGAGGTACAAGTGAGATTGGTAGTTCAATAGGTTCAGGTTTAGGAATGTTATTTGGAGGTAATGGTGGAGGTCAATTTGTACTAAAAGGACAAGATTTGTTATTAGCTACAAACAGAGCGCAGAAAGCATCTAATTTAAAAGGACAATCAATATCTTTAGCATAATGCCATACGGATTAAGATATACCATAAGTCAAATTCTAAGAAATGAGAATACTCAAACAGTAGAAATTTACGAACAAGATTACACTGCTGGTATAGTAAAAACTTATACTCCAACTTCAATTATAATACAACCCAATTCAAGTCAAGAATTGCCTTATCCTTCTATTATTAGTACTCAATTAAATATTAATATAATATTAGAAACTGAAGATGACTATACTCAATTTCCAGATGTACTTAGCAAGAATGATAGAAAATATTGGGTAATATATAAAGAAGGTGCTACTGTTATTTGGAGAGGATTTTTGTTTAATGATTATGCTCAAATAGGTTTTAGCACAGGATTAAATGAAGCATCTTTAGTTTGTATTGATGCGGTATCTTTTTTAGAGGCACAAGTTTATATTGTAGCTGCAAGTATTAATTCAACTCAACAATGGTCAGAAGTAATTTTTGACGCTTTGCGTTTAATAGGTTATCCAGAAGATTTATTTTTAGTTATTGCTGCATCTTTTTATGCAGATGGGATGTTAAATAGAGCGGATGGAACTGCAAACGAACCTTTTTCACAGATATATCAATATAGAAGGGATTTTGTAGGCTTAAGCTATTATGAAATACTTACAAATATGTTGAGTACTTACAATTGCAGAATGTATCAAGCAAATGGCGATTGGTGGATTACATCTACAATGGAGATTGCTGCTACAACAAGATACTATACAAAGTACAACGTAGGTTCATCAATTACAATAGATAGTTCAGGTTTATTAAATAACGTAGTAAATATAGCACCTTACGAAAATGGTAACGTGCATTTTATAGATAATACACAAACAAAAATATTAAGGAAAGGATTTTATAATATTGAGTTAAGGAATAAATATAGTTCTCCTCTTAACTTAATACATAATGCAGACTTAAAAACAACTTTTGGGACTTCTCCTAATTTGGGTGCTAATGGTTGGTTTACTACTTTAACAGGTACGGCACAGGCTTATGTTATAGAATATCCAAACGAACAATTTAATAGTTACTTTTTATCAGCTGGAACAGGGGATGCTTATTTAGAAATATTAGGACCATCTACTTCTTATTTATATACTCCTTATCTTGGAGGATTTCCTACAACTTTAAAGATAGAACATAAAAATAGTGTTGATATTAAAATACAAATAGCCTTATTAAATACAGGATCGGGTAATAAGTATTTAGATAATGCTGGTAATTGGCAAACTAACTCAAATACATACATAACATTCCCAGCTTGGGATGGTAAGAATGATTGGGCAACTTTCACTAAAAGTATTCCTCCATTTTTAGTTGGTGTTTTTGGTACTACCTTTTTAATGGGTTATTTAAATATTAAAATACTTTGCGATAACAATAGCACAGAGGTTAGGAATTTTGTACTTACACAAGGTCAAACAGAAGTACAATATGCCGTAGTAAATAACTCTGCTACAAATGACCAATCAACTTTAAAAGTGTTTGAAATACCTTATGGGCAGATTTACCCTTCAACTACTGGTCAACAAGTTTTAACCTTAGGTTCATTATACGATTCGGATGGGGTATTTTTAACAGATTGGTATTTTGAATATTTAGATATAGATAGATCACAAGTACTTACTTTTTTAGCTTATCAGTATGTTAAGAATTATCAAAGGAATATAGCTACTTTAGAAGGGGATTTAGGAGCAATACAAGCTGACAATGGATACATAAATTTAGATAAGGTATATACAATAACGGATACTTCTACTGGTAACTTATCATATAGTGGCAAAAAGTTTGCTATAAATAGATTAAGCACTAACTCGTATTTTGAACAAGTTAATGGGATTCAATTAATAGAGATATTTAACGATGATGCAGCCGTATTTACGTTTATTCAATATATTACAGATACTGGTCAACTTGGACCATTTTGGAACTTAAACTTTAATATAAATCTTTAACTTTGTAATATGGCAGCAGTAATTGGAAATAATGTAATGCTTTATTGGCATAGAACAGATGTAGACCCAGAGGTGGATGTTGCGTTTGCTTGTAGTACAAATTGTACGTTTAATGTAAGCGTAGATCAAAAAGAGGTAACAAGTCAATCAAGTGCTTGGTTTAGAGAATATAAAAACGATGTAGCTACTTGGAATGTTACCTGTGATGGGTTGATTACTTTGACTGGATTTTCATATTTGTTTATGTTAGAAAAGCAGTTAGCAAGAGAACCAATAGAGATTAAGTTTGTAGTGGATAACGGAGTTGATGGTTTAACTATCATAAACGGAACTTGTAATATATCAAGTTTAGCAATAAACGCACCACAAAAAGATGTGGCTACTTACAATATTAGCTTACAAGGTACAGGTGCATACAATACAACAGGAACGGAGGTTGACCCAAGCGGTGTAATTATAGTAGGTGCAAATCCTGTTAGAACAAAAGGTTACACGGCAAGTGGTGGCGAAACATCAATTACTTTTTCGGACACAATCGGTTATTCTTGTTTGTACGTTTCAAGAGGTGGTGTGGATGCGCAAAACATTTTAACAACAGGAACTCCAACGGGTGATGATGTTAAGTTTACAACTTCAACAGGAGTTATTACTTTTGGTCGACCTTTAGCAGCTGGGGAATATATTAGAGGATTATTTCAATAAAATATTATGAGTCAATTACAAGTTACAGGAGAAGCGAAAATAAGGGACATACAAGGTCCAGTAGTGGCTAATAGTGGGGTAATAACCGCTTTAGATGGTGCTGCTTCTCAATATGTACGAGGGGATGGTACTTTAGCTGATTTCCCAACATCAAGTGGTGGTGGTAGTTCGGTTAGTTACTATCTTAACTCAAGTGTTTCACAAGGTACAATAGGAGGGGTTGCTTATAGAGAATTAAGCAAAGAACCAATCATAGGTGCTGGAACTGACATTGTTATATCGGCTAACGGATATGTAGCGAGTTATTTAACTGATGCTAATGACCCAGATGTAATATTGATTCCTGGCGGTAACTTTAATTGTGAGTTTTATTTTAGCGTAAACAACAACACAGGCAATCCTTTTTTCTATGCAGAACTTTATAAGTACGATGGTACAACTTTTACTTTATTAGGTTCAAGCGTTGGAGTTCCAGAGTATATTACTCAAGGAACTGTAATTAACCCTTATTATTTTGCTATTCCTGTGGCTACTGCTACATTAGCTTTAACGGATAGATTAGCAATTAGAATCTATGTAAACGTTGATGGTAGAACAGTTACTTTACATACCGAGAATGGACATTTGTGTCAAGTAGTAACAACCTTATCTAAAGGGATGGTTTCTTTAAATAACTTAACAGATCAATCACAATTTTTAACCACAGGAACAAGCGGAACAAACTTTGCTATTGTTTCAAGTGGTGATACACATACTTTTAATTTACCTGTTGCTTCGGCTACAAATACAGGTAAGTTGAGTTCAACGGATTGGACAACTTTCAATAATAAGCAAAACGCTTTAACTAACCCAATAACAGGAACAGGTACAAGTGGACAGGTAGCTTACTTTAATGGTACATCAAGTTTAACAAGTAATGCAACTTTTGCTTTTACACCTACATCACAGTTATTAGTTAATAATAGTGTAACGGCTGCATCTGCAATAGCAAGAGGTACTAACCTTACTCCTACATTAACGGCTGCGGCTAATAGTGATGTGCTTGTGGGATTGGATATAAATCCAAGTTTTACGAATGGAGCTTTTACAGGGGTGAGTAATATTCCTGTAAGAATAGGCACAAGTTCAACTACACCTTTTGGTTCTCCTTTAATTTTTATGGGTAGAGACCAAAATGCAGAAACCAATTTTCAAATATCTAATTCTACAAGCGGAACATCTGCAACTGTTGGATTCAGGATATTTGGAGCAAATGGTAGGTCATCTCAAATTTTTGATTATTCAGCTGGACATTCAAATACTGAATTTGCATCTCATTTAGTTATTGAACCTAATGCACCTGTTGTAAAACACGGTATTATTTTTTCAATACCTGAAACAACATCAGGTTCAGATTTAATGGTTTATACAGCAGGTAGAACTTCATCTAATAGAAAGCTAACATTATTTAATTCAAGTGGCAATCTTTTGTTACAATCTGGTGGTACATTCACAGACGCAGGTTTCCGTCTTGACGTTAATGGTACTGCAAGAG